AGGCCCAGGTGGTAGCCATCGACCAAAAACATGATCCTTACGCTTACCGACCCGAAGATGAAACGGGAATATAGAAGGAGTATCCCATGCCCCGAGTAACGCTCACAAAAATCATCCCCAAGGGACCGTATCCGACTTTGCCTGTCGCGGCCGACTCCCTGGATCTCACCTTTACTGCCGCCGATACCGTGAACAAGGAACAGATCGTTCCCAGCGGAGATGATCTGTTGCTTGTGTGGAATACGCACGCCACGACCACCTACACGTTCACCCTCACCTCTGCTCCGGATGACAAAGGCCGGAGCGGTGATGTTACTACCTACTCGCTGGCAGCCGGCGAGATCGCCGCCTTCCGCTTCCGGCGGCCCGGCTGGGAGCAGAGTGATAGCCGGATCTACTTCGAAGCGTCCAATGTGGCCATCAAGTATGCCGCGCTGCAGCTCTGATCCAGATGTTCCCGATCTCCGAGAGCGAGCTCGCCGACCTCCAGGCGTCTGCTGAGCAGAGCCTGTTCGAGATCTGCACGATCTATTCCAGCAGCGGCGCCTACCAGGACAGCTTTGGCCAGGAGCAGCATGCCTGGGCCGTGATCGAGGATGTGCCGTGTGGACTCGAGGTCCGGCAGGTAGAGTTTCAGGATGAGCGCAGCGGCCAGGTCGTCGTATTGAGCGGCGATGCGGTCTTGCGGGTCCGGCTGGACCAGACGATCAACGTCCACGATTATGTGGTAGTCCGAGGAAAAGCCTACCAGGTGGACGGCATGGTCGACGGCCTGACCGTGCGCCGCGCAGCACTGAAGATCTCAGCGCTGCCGGAAGGAGCCTGACGGATGGCAAGCCCGAATGCAAAACTGATTGCACAGTTGAAAGCGCTCGAGAATGTACCGTGGATCGTTCCCGTGGCCGCGGCTGAAAAGATCGCAGAGATTGCTCGACGGAATGCACCCGTGAAGACGGGATACCTGCGAGATCACATCATTGCCAGGCATTACAGCAAAACGTCCAATGTCGAATCCCGCGCGCCGTATAGCGGCTTCGTGGAATTCGGCACTCGCTACATGGCAGCCCAGCCCTTCCTGCGTACAGCCATTGACCAACACAACCGTGAGATCCTGAATGCAGTGGCTGAGGCGATGATCGGTGAAATGCGGATTGCCCTCGGTCGTGGTTCCAGCAGGTGGGTCAGACCGCCGGCGAGTTCCCGTCAATTTCCTGGGATTCGTGTTTCATGACGATTGAGGAAACCGTGGTAACTGTACTGCAGGGTCGGGGCGCAAAAGTGTACCCGCTGAGGGCGCCGGAGGATACCCCGTATCCCTTCATCGTTTATCAGTTCATTTCGACCCTGCCAATCCGGGCGCATGGCGAGAGCGTGATGGATCGTGTCCGCCTCCAGGTGTCAGTGTGGTCGAAGAGCTACGATCAATGCGTGACGATTACGCAGAACGTAAAGGCAGCGTTGAATTTCAATCAAACGAATTTCAAGCTGGCCACCCGCGAGAATGAATTTGACACAACCGACCCGGAACCGGGCCTCTATCGCAAATTGCTGGAATTTTTCATCTGGCACACTGAAGGAGTTTGAAGATGGCAACTGAAGCCTATACCAATTATGGCTCTACACTCACCAAGGGTGGTGTGGCGGTTGGCGCCTGCATGGTGATCGACTTCCCGGAGATTGCGACGGGCAAAGCCAACACCACCAATCACGGCTCGGGCGGTTACGCCGAAAGCATCCCCAATGGCTTGATCACCCTGGGCGATATCACCCTGTCTGTGATTGTCGTGGATGGGGTGTTGGCGACGATCCGAAATGAGATGGCGTCCAAGACCATCAGTTCCGTGGTGATCTCGGACGGCGTTGAATCGATGACGTTTGACGGGTATTACCTCTCCGCCAAAAAAGAGGCAGCCGACGCGAACAGCCCGGATGTCAGCAAGCTAACCGTCGTCATTGCCCCCACCGGTTCCCTGATCATCACACCGTAATGGGAGCTGGCATGGCGAAGAGACCTAGACAGATTGCCACGCGCGAGGCGTTCCTGAATAGCGCCAAAAACCTGAAAAGGGAAACTGTGGAAATAGACGGNCTGGGTGCCGTCTATGTGCGCGAGCTNACCGGGCGCCAAATGGTCAGATTCAACGAGCAGATCGATGCGATGAAGGCCAATGGCTCGGACGTCAACATGGAGAGGGCGATGCGCCTCGCCGCATTGCTGGTCTCCATGTCGGTCAGTGATGGAGACGGGAATCTGCTCTTCACCGAGGCGGATGTGGAAACTCTCTCTGATCTTCCCTTTGAAAAACTGCGCACAGTGGCCGACAAAGCCCTGGAGCTTTCCGGAGTGCACGAGGTGGCCAGTAACCTAAAAAAAGCCCTCGATTCTTCCACTACCGACTCGCCCAGGAGCTCCACAAGTCCGTAGAGGAGGTCCTTGAGCTGCCGGCCAGCGAGCTCATGGACTGGGAAGTGTACTTTGAGATCTACCCTTTTAGCCAGGACCGGGAAGATGAACGCTTCGCGATGCTCGCCGCGGTGATCGCCAATATGAGTGGCAAAACTCTGGCCCGCGCGGTCTCGGAACGTGTGTTTATGCCAAATCACCTCGGCCACCCGCCAATGGTTGCGCAGTCCAAAAGCCTGGAGCAACAGCACGCAGAGTTCCGAGAGTTCACTGCCCGGTACCGTGCTACAGTAAAAGAGGCCAAGCGTGTTACTTGAGAGTTTACAGATCCCCGTTCAAGCGTTGGATAATACATTCCGGGCATCGATCGCCGGCATTGCTGGTCTGGTGGCCGGCTTCACGGCCGGCGCAGTCGCAGCCTTCAAAGCCACCGAGAAATGGGCGCTGGAGCTGGATGGAATCCAGGACGTGATCGGCGGGACTGCGAAGCAGGCCGCGGCGTTCAACTTTGTGCTCAGGAAATCCGGTACCGATACCGGGACCCTCACGAAGGGCCTGACAATTCTGGGAAAAGGCCTGGTGGATGCGCACGGCCGGCTGGACACCACCGGGAAGGCGCTGAGGGATTGGGGGATCAATGTCAAGGACGCGAACGGCGTTCTCAAGGACCAGGGCATGCTGATGGGGGAGATTTCCGAAAAGTACAACTCCTTTGCCACGCAGCAAGAGCGGGTCAATTTCCTGACCGAAGTCTTCGGCCGGAGCGGCGCCGAACTGGTCGACTTCTTCGACACGCTTGCCCAGGAGGGCGGGATCGATGCAGTCGCCGAGAAAGTGGAGCGGCTGGGCCTGGCGATCGACCCGGGCCGGTACGAGCAGTTCAACCGAAATCTCGAGGAGCTGAAGCTGATCGGGCTGGGCCTGGCTGTCGGCTTTACCGAGAAGGTCATGCCGGCGCTGGAGGGGTTTCTCGAGCTGCTTTCCGACCCGAATCTTACTCTCGGGAGCTTCCTGCAAGAGACCGATGAGTTTATTGGGGGCCTGATCGATGACCTGGGCACATCCATTGATAATTGGATTGCGGGCGGCGGGCCGGAAGAACTCTCCGAGAAGATCGTGTCATGGGTAGAGAAGCTGGGGGACGGGGAAGGCTCGAAATCCAAAATCCTGGCCGGCGCGCAGCACCTTATGGATGCCATGGTGAAGGCGGTGGGGGAGATCGACTGGGCCGCGATCGGGGAGGCCATCGACGAAAAGACCGCGGAGACGATCAACAAGCATGACTGGAAAGCATCCGGGGATTCATTTGGGGATGCGATCGAAAGGCTATTTACGACGGACCTCGAATCCAGAGTCCAGCTAGACGATCAATGGCTCCTGAGACTGGCGTTGCCAGGGGTGTATGTCCTGACCACATTCTTCCAGACATCCAGCACGGGCCAGGCGATCAAAGATGCTGTCGTAAACTGGTTTACCGGCGCAGTCGGCGAAGAGAACATCGATGCTTTCAGTAGGATGTTTACCACCATCAGCACCAAAATCTCCGAATTCGTCACGACGACCATTGCGACCATGGCCACTTGGCGAGCGAACTTTTCCCAAATATTCCTCACCGGCGGCCAGCTGGCGGCCAACAACTTAACGATGGGGTTTGCGCCGGCTGCTGGCATGCTCCTGGGCCGGCTGTCGTCCCTGGGGGTCGAGATCAATACCAAGCTGCGTGACATCGCTAAGACGTTCTTTCAGCGCGCCCTGGCCTGGACGCAGCAGGCGGTGCAGGGGTTCGAGAATGGCAAGCAGCGGATCCTGAGTGCCGTCCAAGAACTGAGGGATTCGATCAACACCATTCTGAGAGGGATCATCCGCTCCATCACCATCAGCGTGAATGCCAGCATGCCCAACTGGCTTGCGAATATGCTCGATGTTGGCGGAGGTGGTGGCGGCGGAGGGACAACCGGAGGAGGCACCACTGGCGGAGGGAGCCGGCCCGGGCCCAAACGGAGAGCATCGGGCGGCCCGGTGATCGCCGGCCAGTCGTACCAGGTCGCAGAGTTTTTCCAGCCGGAAGTGTTCCGGCCGAATGTGAACGGCCGGGTGGAGCCGATGCAGCCGCAGCTGGTCGCGATCGACGAGGACCGGCTGGCCACCGTGTTCGGCCGGGTGCTGGGGGTGCAGTTGCAAAAAGCGGGATGGCGCTGATGGCCGTCTATGCCGAGCATATGGTCGAGGTCTTCCTGACTGGATCCTGGACCGCTATCTCCCAGTATGTGGTCACCGACCTTGAAGTGGAGGTAGGAATATCCGATGATTCGTACGAGAACCGCCTGGCGGAACCCGGCCGGCTGCGCTTTGATCTCAACAATGCAGACGGGGACTTCACGCCAGGGTCAGGATCTCTGGCGTTCACGAAGGGTACGCCGGTGCGCATCCAGGTCACGTACGCGGGTGCCACACGTACCAAGTTTTTGGGACGAATCAGTCAGGTTGATATCGACACCGGGGTCTGGGGCAACCAGCGCATGCATGTCACCGCACTGGATTGGTTCGACGTGGCCGCTAATCAGCCGGTCCGCCAGACGGCGGTGCAGACCAACCGGAGTCTCGCCGACGCGGTGACGACGCTGCTCTCAGGTATTCCCATCCAGCCGGATCAGGTCCTGGTGGAGAACAGCGCCCAAATCTTTCCCACGGTCTTCGACGCCATTACCAAAAACACTATGGTGTATGGAGAGCTCAACGATCTGACCCTGAGCGAGTTTGGCTATGCCTATCTGGATCAGGGCGGCGAGCGGCTGCGCGTCGAGGCGAGTGGATCCCGGAAGAACATCGGTGAATTGGCTAAGCTCCCGGTCAACTCGGACGGCAGCGCGCTCAAAAAATCGGACGGTTTCTATTTACGCAAGGTGGATGGGGGAAAATTGCTCCTCAACCGGACTGTCCAGGCCGTCTACAACAACACCTTCCAGGACCTGAAGATCGTGCATGGCAAACACATCCTCAACGAGGTGGCGTTCACCGTGTACCCCAAGACCGTCGACACCACGCTCAAGGTTCTCTTCAGCCTGGGGCAGCCGATCTTCCTGCCAGAGCTGGGGACTGTGGAGGTCAAAGTGTACTTCCGCGACCCGGTCGGCGGACGATCGATCAACGGGACAAACCTGCAGAACCCGGTAGCCACCACGGATTATAAGATGTATGCCAATCAAGACGGGACCGGGACCGACCTGACTGCCAACCTGATTATCACCCCTACCTTTTCATCCGAGGGTGCCACCCTGCTCTTTTCGAACACCGGCGCGGCAGGCTATACCACCTTCCTGCAATTGCGCGGCTATGGGATCTACCCATACGATCCGGTCGAGATCGTCGCCTTAGATCCGTCGTCCCGGGACATATATGGAAAACGGCCGTTATCGATCCGGCAGGTCTACCAGCAAAACATCGAAGGGGCCACCCGGGAAGCCAACCTCATCCTGGACACCGAGAAGGACCCACGCAACGTGATGGTGCAGGCCTTCTTTGCAGCCAACCAGTCGGACCCGCTCATGAAGACCTTCCTGCATGTGGACATCGGGAGCCTGACCCAGATCCAGTGCACGAAGCCCGCGATCGATGCGTATTATTTCATCCAGGGCCTGCGCTTCAAGATCACGCCGGGCGGGGTGATCACCTTCTCGTGGGTCTGCAAGGAGCTGGTAGCGCTGAAAGCCCTGGCCGTCAATTTCAGTGGGGTCGCGAACAGCAAGAATGCGGTGCTGTATGACACGTCACCCCGGCTGACGGACCTGCAGCAAAAAACCCTGTCACTCTGGGTATACCTGAGGACTCTCGACAATTATACGCTCATGGCGAAATATGGCGTCACCAATGGCTGGTATTTCGTCGTCCTGGGCACGGGCGGAAAGTTGCGCTTCAGGCAGAATCACGCCGGGGGGGGGCAGGATGGGATCTGGGATACCACCAGCGGTGTGATGGTGGGCAAGACAGGCGCGTGGCACCACATCGCCGTGACCTACGACAAGGGTAGTGTTGCCAATGACCCAATCCTCTATGTCGACGGCGCCTCGGTGGCGATCACTGAGTTTGAGACCCCTGCTGGCGTGCCTGCCAGCGACTCGAGCTCGATTTTTATGTTAGGCAACCGAAAGTTTATCAGCGACGACCTGGCCGGAAGGCTGGATGGCTTGATCAAAGACGTCCGGGTCTATGGCCGGATCCTGTCTGCAGCAGAGATCGCGGAGATCGCGGCCGGAGAGAATGACTATGATACCGTTCCGACCGATCTGCACTTCCAGGGTGTATTCGTGAGGAGCTCGCGCTGGGAGACCTATGTGGGCGACCCCATCACACGAGATATGAAGGTCCTGGATAGAGTGTTCGAACTGCCGGGCACTGTGACGTATGACACCATGAGTGCCACATACCAGGTAAAGGGCGCCGACCCCTCCCTGACCTCCTATCCATAAGAGACCACTATGCCCGATGAATCTTTGATCGCACTGACCAAGGCCGCAGCCGCGCAGCTGAAAGGCAAGAGCATCCTCTACCTGGTGGAGGACCCGGACGGGGTCCCGGATGACTTCCGGATTAATTTGGCCTCCGTGTCTCACCAGTTCTACAAAATCGCACCCTCGGTGGCGTCCAACAATCTGACTGTGGCCATCCAGCACCTGGACGGCTCGAGCCCGAGCGCCAACAACCCGATGGCGTTCAAGGTCGGCGACACGTTCCGCGTGGTGACATCGTCCCTGTCGGTCACCAAAAACGCCGGCACGAACTGGTGCAATGCCGGGAGCGCGGAGCTGGCCGGCCAGCCGATCGACTGGTTTGTGTACGTGCTCTATGAGACCGGAGCAAGCGCCGGCCTCAAGGTCCTTTTCAGCCGGCTGTCTCATGCCCGCACGATGGCCGACTTTGTCAACACGTCCACCGACGAAAAATATCCAGCCGGCAATTGGACGAATTTCAATAGCACCGATGAGGTGTCATTGATCGGGCGCTTCGAAGCGCAGTTATCTGCGGCAGCGTCCTACAACTGGTCGATCACAACCCAGGTGGTGATCAACCGGCCTGTGTATCAGTCGCGACTGCTGACATGGGCGCCTTTGACGCAAACGCCATCTGTCACGGGTTATTCGGTGAACCCTGGGAGCGCGCTGTACAGGTACCAGGTGCTGCCGGAGGGAATGGTCAGGCTGATGGTTGCCGAGGGGACGAATGGCACCAGCAATCTTGGCACGAAGACATATACCGCTCCGTTCAAGCTGGAGAGCACGACCAACGCCCTGGCGGAGGGATTGATCGGAGTCCCTGTTGACAACGGAGTGTTGGGCGCGGCTGGATTTGGTGCGATGATCACACCGGGGTCGAATGCCATCTCCATGTTCAGGAGCGCAGCTGTGGCATGGACGGCGAGCGGCGGTTGCCGGATCCCGCGGTTCAACATGGTCTTCAAGGTGTAGTCCATGATCCCGGACCGCTTCGAGCAAATCACCTGGGACGATTGGGACAGGAGCTATTGGATCGAGACGATCTCGACGTATGCTCCCCTACTCTTTATTCGGGCATACACACCTCCGGGTACGATCGACAATCCCCGGCGCGCGCCGGAGAAGAACAAGGGATATATGACCACACCCTACATCCGGGGAGAGGATGCTTTTGTATACGTGCAAATCCGAAACGGCATCACGGGACAGATCTCCCTCGAGCCGATCTATACATTGAAAGGCGCTTAGGCGCAAAGGAGACCAACATGAACCCTTCGTCTGTACTAAAGCCCATAGGCGCGCTTGGCATCAAAGTCAAGCGCGCGAAACGCGCTCCGCTGGCCTGGCGGATAGAAAATGTTTGCCGCCTGGCGTATATCCGCGGCTGGCTGGCTGTTCATATCGGCGTGCCTCTCGCCCGCGCTTTCGGGCTGGCGGTCGCATATGGAAAATTGGAAGCGCTGAAGATTTGCGCCGATGGACGCAAGATCAATTATGGCGTCCTGGGCTACAGGGTGGTCACGACCGCGTTCGTGAATTTTGTGACCGACCAGCTGCAAACCGAGACATCGGTATTTGGCGATTTCAAATTCCACGATTCGGGCGTTGGCACGACTGCTGAGAATGTGGCTGACACCGGCATTGAGACTACCGACGGCGAGAGCCGCGCAACCGGGACGCAGACCGAAAGCGCCGCGAACGCTTACCGGTCAGTTGGAACGATTTCATACACCACGACGAAGGCGATTACGGAACATGGGCTATTCAACGACGTAACCGCCGGGACTCTGATGGATCGAACGGTATTCACGGTGATAAACGTTGTTAACGGCGATTCGATCCAATTTACTTATACCTTGACAATTTCAGCCGGAGGCTAATATGCCGCAACTCTATTCAGTCACTTCCGGGCTTACAGCAGGGGCAGCAGCCGGATCGGTGAAAGTCGCTGTTGCTCTTGCCACAGGCGCACAGGTACGCGCGACCATTACGCAGATTGATGTAACGCTCAACGGTACAAACGCGGCGTCGAAACCTGTCAAGGTGGAATTGGTCAAGACGACCGCCGCGCCTTCCGGCGGTTCGACTTATACGCCGTTGCTCAATCAGCCAGGTGGTCGAACGTCTCAAACAACAGCACGTATCAATGACACAACAGATGGTTCGTCCCCGACCATTCAACAAGGTTATCTTGTCCCTGCCACATCAGGCATGGTAATTCAGTTCCCGTTAGGACGTGAAATTGAACTGGCGGTATCTGAGTTTTGGGAAGTCCGGGTTACCTGGCAATCAGCCGAAACGGTCACGGATTATCTTGTGAACGTTTGGTTCACTGAGTAGGAAATGGCTTTTCCCGCCTTTCGTTCTGCCGGAGCATTGTCAGGTTCAATAAATGCTGTTACTCCCGCTGCTGGCGCTGGTTTGGCAAATCAAGATATAGAATTCTTGCTCTGCGAATCAATGGATGAGGCAATATCACTGGCAACCGCCAATGGTTTTGTGGAATGTCCAGGATCGCCAATCAGCGTTCCAAGCGGTACTGCAACGGTTGCAACTCGCGGCGCGTTATTCTGGAGGCGGTATAGTGGTCAGGCCGCCCCTGTTACCAACGACCCTGGCAACCACATTCTTGCACAGAGATATTGTTTTAGCGGCTGCATCGAAAGCGGCAATCCCTGGGATTTTATACAAGTTAGTTCAGAAGCCGTTGAGGATACCAGCGGATCAGCGACAGGGAACAATACCAGCGGCGCGGATAGATTGATTGCGATATTTGTCGGCGCGGCCAAACCCGACACAAACAGCACGGCTGAGGTATCCGGTTTTACAAATGCAAACCTTGCAAGCCTGACAGAGAGAGTCGATAACGCAAATAACTCGGGTAATGGTGGTCACCTTGGATTGGCAACCGGCGAACTGGCGTCCGCGGGCGCAACAGGTGACACCACGTACACCAAAGCGACAAGCGCTTATAAGTGGCACTTTGTCGTTGCTCTCAAGCCTGTCGCCGCTGTTCTGGTTCCATCCAAAAAGATTCTGACAATCAAGCAGGCCGTTGTTCGCGCATCAGTCATATGAAAGGGCGCAGAATGAATCGACGCGACTTTCTAAAGATCATCAGTGTTGGAGTGGCGGCATTGCTTCTACCCTGGAGCAAACAAAAAAAAGGGAAAGAAAATGATTAGACACGCTGTCTCAAGCGATTCTGGATACCAGGCCTCTCTCTCGACATATAGCTGGAGTCATACCGCAGCAGATGTCAACGATCCCAAGCAGTTATATGGCTTGGTGGTCAGTCTGGCAATTTTCAGTTCGTCTGTTACTGGCATATCTGTGACGGCCACGACGGGAGGCGTGACAAGAAATCTTACATTTGCTCACGGCATAACCAAAAATAATATACGCGCCGAGGTGTGGCATATTCCAGACTTGAGTCCAAGCGCTTACACTATAGAAGTTACTTTATCGGGAGTCACTAATAGTAGTGCTGGCGCATCAACCTATGGTCGTTTAGGAAGCATTGGTGCAACTAACTCGTTTAGCGGAACTGGCACGGGTGGAAGTATTGGGTTGCCTCTATTACTCGAACACTCTATTATTTATGTAACCTTCATCAGTGCGGCGCTTTCGGGGATTATAGACACTGGAATAGCACAAAACAGACGAGTCACTGTTGAGAGCGCATCGGGTTCTCATGTCGTTTCAGACATTGGCCCGGTCAGTCCATTGCCAGAAGAGGCGGAAATCTCTTTTGACGGAGGAGCCGTAAGTGATGATTTTGCTATTATATCTATCGAGTTACTCAACAATAATGTGCAAGCTCCTCCGATAGGTTGACATGGCGAGATTAGGGCGCGGGTTTCCGGTAAAGGTAAGGTTCCTATATCCAGCTAAATCTGTTGCTGGTGCGACATATGAACAGGCTGGCGCAGGCACTATTACCTCATCGGGAGATATTAGTAAGTCGGCTAGTAAAATTCTTGCAGGGGCTTTGACGAGCGTGGGGGCATTAATAAAGGAAGCAGGTAAGATACTGGCTGGCTCCCTCACCAGCGCGGGGAGTGTACTAAAAGAGCCGGGTAAGATACTGGCGGGTGCGTTGTCCAGTTCAGGCTTGTTGACAACTGCGAGAGGCTATATTCGTGACTTCGCAGGGACGCTCACGAGCGCCGGGATATTGGTAAAAGAAACTGCAAAGAGCATCACTGGCACGCTAACATCATCGAGCACGCTTGACAGATCGGTCGGTAAACTCTTTGCCGGGACACTCACAAGTGTTGGTGCGCTCATCAAGCAAGCAGACAAACTCTTTACTGGAACACTCACAAGCGCTGGCGCGTTGACCAGTGTGCGAACATTTCTAAAGGCAATGGACGGCGCGTTGACTAGCGCGGGTGTGCTTGTGAAATCGACTGGCAAGACGTTTGCTGGAACATTAACCAGTGCAGGCGAAACAACCAGGAGCGCAGCAAAGGCGTTTACTGGTGCACTCGCATCATCTGGCGCATTGACGAGCGTACGGACGGTCCTGAAGGTCCTTGCCGGCACACTCACGAGTGCTGGAGGACTCCTCCGCTCCACATCCAAGACCTTTACCGGAACCCTGGCCGGGTCCGGCACGGTCAACAAGAGCACCAGCGTTTTCAGAGCCGGCATGCTAACCAGCGCAGGCGCGCTGACCAGATCAACCAGCAAGTTCTTCTCCGGCACGCTGACGAGCGCGGGTGCCATGGTCAAATCGATCAGCAAAAGCTTGGCCGGCATTCTGACGACCGCGGGCGCACTGGCCACGGAATGGATCAGTGGAGGCGGAGTCTTGATTCAAAAGGCCGCGCAGATCTTTCGAAGCCAGAGACGCGTGAATTACCCGACGCAAACCAAAGAGCCGCATAAGACACAGAGGAGAAAGGCAGACGACCTATGATCGAATACCAATTGGAGATGAGCAAGACCGAGGTCAAGCCGATCACCGTGCAGGTCCTGGACCTGCAGGAAGGGGAAACTGTGGCGAGCGCGAACATTACCCACACGCCGCCCAGCGGCAGTGCCTTGACCATCCCGAAGACCATTGCCTCACCCTATATTCATATGTTGTTCGGTCCCTTTGCCGTCGTCGGCCTGCATTATGTCAAAGTCCAGGCCGTGGGAAACGCCGCCTCGCCTTCGAAGCCGGAAGTGCTCTACCTGATCAACGTCAAGGACGCGGGGAATTGACGCGCGATGATTCGCCACAACGGCCGGCCAGTTCTGCGCATCCTGCTCATCGAAGATTCCCCCGACGATGAGCTTCTTGTGGTGCGCGAGCTGGAAAAGGCCGGGTACCGGGTGATCTGCAAACGCGTGCAGACCGAAGCCGCCCTGCAGTTTGCGCTCGAGGGCGAGGCCTGGGATGTAATCATCTGCGATTATGTGCTGCCGTCATTCTCGGCCGACCAAGCGCTCGCGATCGCGCAGCACAGCGCGCGCCACCTTCCGTTCCTGGTGGTGAGTGGCTCGGTAGACGAAGATACGGTGATGGCGATGTTGCGGG